GTTTAATAATAACTCTGCTAGGTATGAACCATCTTGACCGGTGATACCTGTAATAAGGGCGACTTTCATATAATCATATTGTGTATACTAATTATAGCACAAAAAAACCACCCCGAAAAGGGGTGGTTGTTGCCCGACGCGCCAGGTTTAGTTTTGAGACTTAACCGAGTCTTTTGGGTAAGAAGGTACCCCGTCTGGATCTAACCACTTGGGATACTCTGTGTCTTCAATAGCGAGGAACATTTGATCTGCGTTATCAAACAGATAGATGTCTCTATACCTTTTGGTATATTCATCTGCTTTTTGCAGACGGTAATCAGGATTACCGTTTAGTTCGATGTAACCATTCTGTACGAATCGATATGGAAATCGTTCATGAATTACAGTCACAGTGCCTCCACATAATCTAGGTCTCTTGCTACACATTCTAGCACGATATGGTAGTCTTCGTAAGGATCGTTGTAAAACTCAACACCAGTTTCTTGATAGTACCTCAATACTTTCTTATAAAGTTTTGGATGTTGTCGGTCAAGATCTGTGGTGTGATCAACAGCATTTTGTAAGATGCCGATTGATTTACGAAACTTCGCCCTAAAATCCTTTGATGTCATTGATCTAGTTGGTTTGCTTTAATATAATAGCAGAACCTTTATGGTTCTGTCAAGGGATTAATCAAAGAATCCCTCTTCAAGTTTTTTCCTATCGTCTTCCATTTTCTCTTTTCTGGACTTAAATCCAATCTCCATATCCCCTCTTCTTCTTTCCCATGTATCACCACCATCTTCTCCTTTGAGTGGGTTGATACAATTAGAACCTCCAAATCTATTACAAACTAATCCTGCTAGGTCCAATTCATTTCCTTTGGAACCTGTTTTCCAATAATGCTCCCCATCGATCCACAATGCCTGACAGGTCGGACATTCCTTACGTTTCATTGTTAAATCACTAGTAGTTCTTAATTCAGACATAATAGTTCTTGTAATGAGTTGTTATTATATAGTATGAGTTTGTTTAATCATGTTCATTTTGAACTATTCTTTCTCGGTTTGTTTACATTCCAACTTAAAAATTTGTTCCAAATGATACTTTCGTGCTCTTTCGGTCATCCATTTTGCACCATCCCAATTATCTTCATCTTCCCACCATTCCTTCTCTAAGTCTAGATGATTCATAGTTCTTTATCTGTCATGAGTATACCATCGAGATGATCACATTCATGTAAAACAACGCGAGCATCGAAGTTATGTAGGGACCAGTACTTGTGTTCACCACTCAAAGTCTGGAACTTTACCCGTATTTTAACTGGTCTATCAACGTTTGCTAACATTTCAGGGATGCTAAGACATCCTTCTTGCATACTTTCCCTGTCTTGAGAGGTCCAACTGATTCGTGGGTTTATCATTTCCTGGATTTCTCCAGTCTTTAGTAGAACAACAATTGCTCTCACATTTTTTCCAACCTGTGGAGCAGCAAGTCCACATCCATTCCACTCAACCATCTTAATTTTCATCTGGGAAATCAAGTCTTTGATGGTTTCATCGATAGTCTCAATCCTCTCAGAGGTCTTTCTAAGACAATCATCACCAACTTTTTTAAGATCCAAATCCATTTTTTTCTTTTTTAATTTCTACTTGGTTTGCTTCTCTGAGCATACGAAGTTGTTCTTTCATAAATCTGATTTCATCGTCACTATAAAGGTGATCTTGTTTCAGAGCATTATGAATGTGGCGAATTACTTTGTCGTATCTTTTCATAGTAAAAATAGTTTTTTTATTTATCATCCTCCATAAAGGAGTAGGTAGATCTCATTTCTCCTCCAAGGGGTGTTTCACCCTCCAGAGTTTCTGTAAAAACAGGTTCTGGTATTTCTACCGATTTCCAGTCTACTTGATCTTTTAAATCTTTCAATGCAGCATCGACATCTCTTTCGATTCTTCTGTCTAGAAACTTTGAATTTGCAAGAATCACATCATTAATGTCTTCAATATTAAAAGATCTACCTATATCATCAATCAAATCCCACAATGTCTCTTTCTTTACCTTCAATACAGAGTGTAAGAGATCAGCAATGAGTGCCAGAAATATACCCACTATGTAAATTCGTTTGGGAGATTTGCTCTTGGCACCGAAGTGGAACTTAAACATCATTGTAATATATTTAATCTCTATTTAGTTGTATCAGAGGGCACTTCAACATCAACTTGAACCATGGCGTTGAGATACTGGTGAGAATAATAGGTTCTATTCCCATGAATACCCCACCCCAACCAGTAGTATGCAGAATTCATATAATATCCAATAGACTGATTAGGAGTCTTCATACGATACTCAATGTCTCTCCACTGAGGTTCCGTAAAGAGGTAAGAGACCTGCGCTTCTAACGTAGAAGGATTCATACCCCGTGCCGTAGCGTGACGTCCTAGACCGTTGTAGCGGGAGAGTGTGGTCCACTGGATAAGTCCATAACCACCACGATGACATCTGTTGTAGGAGACTCTCGCACCACCTTCACAGATATTTGATACGAACATTGATTCTTGCTTAATGTTCCCTAGGATTACAGCCAGAGCATATTTGTCTGTAATTCCTCTTTGTTGTAGGATCTTTACAATATACCTTTCGGCATAATTTCCATTAGGTAGATCATACATTTTGATCGTCTTTGTCTCTTTCTCTTCCTCCTCAATCACTTCAGTCTGTTCTTCTAGTGCTGCTTGCTCTTCCAATGAGAGAGGTAGTCTAGCGGCGGCAGGAATACAAATAGTGGATATTAAGATAGCAGAGATAGTAAGTTTTTTTCTAAGTAATTTTAATGAAACCAAAACAAATTATTAAGAAAGTACAAACTATGTATTATAGCACACTAATCCTTAAAATTCGATGAGAATAAATAATATTACTGACTATTTTATTTCACACCATGACACCACGTCAAGATCTTATGAACAGTCTTGAAGACTGCATTGCTCAACTCGGTGAAATGATCAATAACAATCAGGTATTTTTAGGAGATTGTGATGATACACAACCTCTGAGAAGTATAGATCGTTTAAACTCGTATACTATGCCTTCTTCTAAACCCCATAGCTGAGACTCACCTCTCCATGCTTTGTCTTCAACGAAGAAGTGATTACTTCCTAGGGTAGCATTATAAAAGTGCTTAATATCATCCTTATCTGTGACGTCGTTACAAGTGAAACAACCACCACTAAGGGACCATTTCATTCGGACTGGTCCCTTTTTTAGTACAACAATTCCATTTTCATATGCCTGAGTGAGAATAAAATCTCTGTATGGATACTTCGATTTATGAAATCGATAAGAACATCTCCATTGATTAGGAGATGTTTTTTCATGAATCACATGGACAAAAGAACATCTGTTTGGATACATTTGTGATTGTCTCGAATTATCCCACTCACCCTCAAACCATTTTGAAAACGTATCCATTACGAACTTAGAATTTTTCTCAGTCATAAAAATAAAATCAACTCATCCACAGGTCTCCTTCTGCCTTACGACGCCTCGCTAGACCTTCCTCAACAGAGGACCCTGGATTTCTATATAGGTACATTGCGTCAGGAACCTTGTCCCATTCATGTTCTTTTAATACTCTTGTTATGGTATCAAAACCTGGACCCCCATAGAAATGTGCTCCTAGGTTATATCCAAAACTCAAAAGTGCTCCTCTCTTGTTATCATTCATCTCATACCAATAAGGTATAGATCTTTCTAATACAGCAAGGTAATCACCCTGTAACTGAGTATCAAGAAGGATGTCTGCTCTCTCACGAGAGATCTTATCACCGAGAGAAAATGCACTTCCGTCGATATCCTTTGTAGAACCCCATCCAATTGTGATCGGTAGACCTCCTGAGAGGGGGTCAGGATAGGCGTGAACCATTCCGTCGCTACGAAGGTCATGTAGACCCTCAAACTGCTTAATCAACTCCACACCGGCAGCAGGTAACTTACCAAGATCAGAAGTCTTGTCTTCCACTTTGGCGTAAAAGATACGACCCCACCCATCATTGACTCCGTCTACGGTCCAACGTGCTTTGAGTTGGGTATAAGAATAGACTACTTCCTTACCATTATAGACACTACTGGTATATCCATCCATCATGTCCCCATAAGGATCATTACAGACGTAATCACCTTTAATAGTCTTACCGATTACAACGATCATATGACCGCCTGTGGGGGCAGTGATAGGTCCCCTGTGCATAATACCAATTACAACAGGTCTCTTTGCTTCAAGTTCTTTATCAAGATCATCGAAACTCAAGTTGTACTTGAATGATGACTTGACTCCATAGTCTTCTAGAACCTTTGTCTGGACGCTATGGTCAGTGGTGTCTCCAACAGCAAATACCTCACGGATATAAGCATCATCACCCTTGGGTCCTTTGAGTGTCCCAGGTTTGAAGTACTCTAGACACATAGCACAGGATGATGAGTTACAAGTCCTGTCTGGTTGTGTGTAGTTATCAGTCTGTGGGTAATAAGGAACAGGTAGGACAATATCTCTATCCTCTGCTTCTGGTTTTGTATCTACCTTATTACGATAAGTCTTGACCCACTCAGCATCATCTGTAAGGAGAGAAGAATCAAGTTTTTCAATTGCTGATTCTAGTTGGGAAACTGCTTCGACATGATGCTTTAGGTTCTCATCATAATATCTGAAGAAGTTTTGAAAATCGATCTTCATGAGAATCCATTAAACGATAGTTTATTTATCAAAGTAATCCTTACGATAATATCTACCCAATATATTGTGATTATAGTATAGAGGACTACCATCCTCCATCTTTTCTCTTAGGACGTTGTATTTGAAGAGTGCTTCTGTCTCTGCAAAGTTTGTTTGGCCCAAAGTCGTATGCAACGAAAGAATTTCCCTACTGAAGTTTTCTTTCCCAAATGTCTTGACATCTGCTTTGAGTTCATCACTAGATCCGTAATATTTTTTCCAATCAGATGGTTTCTTTACCTTTCTCTTTCCACCAGGGGGTTTTCTTCTAAACCAAAAAACCTTTCTCCCAATGTATTGCCGTTTGTTTGTGAGATTGGTAATACGATACACAAACCCAAAAAAGTCCCGAACATCGCGGTCAGTAAAAGGTCTCTCCATATAGATCCATGGGTTTTCATAATCTACTTCTTCCAACGTGTCTTATCATTCTACCTTATATAGCTCGTCTTTTCAACCTCCACAAGGTCGATTATACATAAAAAAAGAGGGGTAGTCAACCCCTCACTGTATATTATTTGAGACCCTTGACTCTTTCGATAGCAGCAAGTCTTGTCTCTACTGGTAGAGGAACATAACCTAACTCCTCACATTTTTCTTGTGCTTCGTCAGAGAGGATGTATAGAAGGAATTCCTTGATAGATTCATTCTTAGGATGCTCTGGGTAGGCAAGAATCCAAGTTAGAGAAACGATTGGATAAGCACCAGTACCTGCGGGGTTGGGATCGTACCCACGGAGTTGCTCGTCCAGAACGATGCCTGCAAGACCGACAGAGGCACTTCTAGCAGAAGGAACGATAAACTCACCAGAAGCGTTCTGAATCGCCGCTACGTTCGTTGTAGCAGAGACACTAGCAACATATCCAAAGTTTACATAACCAATACTTCCAGATGCCTGCTGAACCTGAGCAGCAACACCTGAGTTGCCCTTAGCACCCACACCAGCGGGCCATGATACTGCTTTACCAGCACCTACTTCTTTCTTCCAATCTTCGGAGAAAGCAGACAAGGAAGCAGTAAAACCTTTAGTAGTACCAGATCCATCAGATCTGAATACAGGTAGAATTATTTTATCACCACAACCAACCTCATTCCAGTTGAGAATCTTTCCATGGAAGATATCGGCAAGTTGTTTTTGAGTTAGACTTAAGTTATCAGGGCAGGATGATTCATTGTATATTACAGCAATCGCTCCACCAGTTGTTGGGACTTGAACTACACCTTGCTCTGGTATTTTACCATCGGGGACAGCAGCATCAGAAGCACCAAAGTCTATGGTGTTTGCTACGTATTGACGGACACCAGCACCACTTCCAACTGATTGATAATTGATTTGATTTCCAGTTATTTCTTTATATTCAGACGACCATGCAATGTATAGGGGAGCAGGAAATGTTGCCCCCGCAGCATTAATTGTTTTTGTACTTGGAGAACAAGCAGTCAAGGTAAGACCTGCTGTTGCAGCAAGAAGACCAAAAGTACGTTTCATTTTTTGACGGAATACGCTATGTATATATTAAAACCCCTCCGTTATGGGAAGTTTAAGGTGTTAGCGTCTCCTCATTGATGCTTAATCAGCACCACCATCAGATAACAAATAGTCCGCCACGGTATCAATATCTGAAGCGGCAACCGCCATCTTTGCCTGGACCCATGATGGTAATTGCATCATGCCGTCACCACCAATATAGGTTCTAATTCTATTCAATGCCTCCTCTACCGTTGAGAGTTGACGGAGAAGCATGTACCCCTCCGCATCCATCTCTTCACCAGTAGCGATCTCTTTATGACCCTCCTCAAGAGAACTACCATTTTCAATAATCTCAAGGATGTTTGAGGCATCCTCAACTGACATTCCTTCTAGGATTGTATCAATCTCGGTAATGGTATTTGCGTGTCCTCTAGTAATGAGATGTTCCGCCAAATCAACATACATATTGGTTGCTTCTTCATCTGCCTCACACTCTTGTGAACCAAGTAGTGCGAGTTCAATTAGTTCTTCTCTAGTCATTGATAAAGTCAGTGGAGGTCCTTTGACTTTATTTATTATAAAGAAAAGTCAGCAAATTGATTTTCCTTCATATCTTGATTCAATCCACCAACAATGTAAGAAGTGATTTCAGTTTCTTGTGGTGCTACCTGAACAGATTTGGAATTTGTCCAGTGCTCTGTCCATGGTAGAGGATTGTTTTTAGCAGGAATATCATAGACTGGATCAAGACCAATTGCCTTCATACGGCGATTAGCAACCCATTCAATGTAGTTATGTAGTAGTTTTTCGTTAAGACCAATCATAGAACCATCTTTGAAAAGATAGTTCGCCCACTGCTTCTCTTGATCTACAGCAGATCTGAAAGTAGTTTCAATCCAATCACGCTCCTCTGTAGCAATTTGAACCATGTCCGAATCGTCACCCTTCTCCCAGTTCTTGAGAATATTCTGACTCACAACAAGGTGCTGTGACTCATCACGGGCAATAAGAGAGATAATCTTAGCAGAACCTTCCATGAGTTTTAACTCACCGAAAGCGAAAGAACAAGCAAAGGATACGTAGAAGCGAATTCCTTCAAGAATATTCACATTCGCTACAGCACGATACAACTTACGCTTGAGTTCATAACGATCGAACTGAGCACTAGAAACATCTTCTAAGGCATGTTTCCACTGATTGCTAGCATCATACTCATGAGCAGCATTGATAAACTCATTGTAAGCACCAGTCACTGCCTCAGCACGTTCTAGAATCTTTTCATCCTTGAGAATAGTATCAAATACCTCAGATGGATCTGAGTAAATATTCTTAATAATATATGTGTATGAGCGAGAGTGAATCATCTCCATGAATTCCCATACCTTTAGACAACCTTCTAGTTCAGGTAGTGAGCAGTATGGAGCAAAAGCCATCCCAGGACCACGCCCTTGTACAGAATCCAATAGGATCTGG